GTAATTCTCAACTCTTCAATCATTGCTAACACTTCAGGCTGTCCAAATTTTGAGAACTTTTTGCCGTCAAATTCCACCTCTCCAAAAATTTCATCAAAAGCGCGGTTCATCGCATCCGTGGTGAGGACTTCTTTGTGGAAGCACTCGTGCATCGCCCTGAATCTTTTGGCGGTTGGAGTGTTGTGCTTGTACTGATGCCTCTCCAATGCTGTCTTTGGTACTGCTTGAGTATTTTGTCCGGGCATTGGTGCAGTCTCGAACCTAGATTCAACTGCTGTGGCTGTGGTGTATTTGTCGCTGACATCATGTACTGTGTTGATTCTCAAAACTGGGCCCACGACTGTGGCAATGCCGCTGGCAGTGGCCATCTGTTCTGTTACGTCCGAACCATCTGGATTGCGTGGTGGTTTCATGTAAGGAGCTGGTTCAGCACCGGTCGCTAAAACGCGGGCATGTCTGCTCTGAAACAACCAATCTCCAAGTCTGGCACGAGTCGTGTTTGTGAGAAAACAAATGTTCTCCCAAGAACATCTGACCGCCACGGAAGTGGGGTATACTCCGTATTGGCCAATAAAGGCCCATACGTCTCTGAGCTTGTGTATTGGTCCGTAAGTCTTGTTCAATCCTGGTGGTGGTGCTGGCAATGTTGGATGTACGCCCGTAGGTAGGCCCGCAGGGGTGACCCATCTGACAGGGCGCCATGGTGTGGCATGACAATAGCTGTTTGTCGGAGTTATCCAAAAGAAAGATGACTTCTCCTCTAACATGCTCAGAGTGCCCATGTGGGCTTGCAAGAAATTGGACTTATATGTCCTGTTGCCGAATTGATCGACGTGATTCGCCATGGCAGCGTGCACGTCACGAACCTTGCCGGCCCGCAATGTGCGGTATGTGCATAGCACATCTGTTGTGCCTGATGAGCAATAAAACACAACAGGTTGAACCATGTAGAAAGGGGCACCACGCGCATCGGGTGCAATTGTTTGGGACCAGAGCAACCTTTTCAAAATCAGTACCGAGTGTTGTGTCCACGTCCAGAATGCTGGGTGAACAAAAGCAACAAAAAGGAAGGTCGTTTTGGCCATCATAAATAATGGGAGAATAAAGGGAGAAATGTAGGCTTCTACAAAGGTAGAAGACAAGCAAAGCAGTACACAGTACCACAAGCAAAGCGGGCATGATGCTCATGGCTCCGAAGATGAAGGTGAAACTTTTGATCAGTGCTGACACTATGGACCCGCCTAAACTGGCCACAGTGTAGCCAAACGATAAAACTGACTTGACAAAACCTACAACTGGCGAAACAATAGATGTTACAATACTAGCAGCGCTAGAAACAGTATTGTACAAGACATGCAACACACCATGAACAGAAGCCCAAGATGAGTGCACACCAAAACTGCCATGACTGGCAGCCGCAGAGAGGGTTGCGGGGTCAGTTTCCGCTACGACCAAAGAGGAAAGGAGCATTGGTATCGACGTGAAGGGCGTCCCCATGCGATTGCTGTCCCGAACTCAGCTACGGGTGCTTCCGTTGCTGCTCCCCGATCCGGTGTCCCAGACCACACCTGCAGCGCTTCTTTTCACACGGCCGGAGAAATGGGTGACGAGGCCATCGGTGTGCCATGTGAGATTCAATGGGCATTCCCAATCCGGTAAAAACCTAGGAAGATGCCGTGT